GTCAAAGTGTTTGAATACAAACGCACCTACTTCCATCCACTCTTCATCACGCACTGACACAGTAACAGAAGGCTTATGCTCACACCAATGTCTCTGATAGAGAAGCCACATCTCTAGCTGTTCAATAGCTGTCATGTCGTTTCTCACTACAGATTTCTTAGGTGACTTCATAGGAAAACTAAATACAGTTTGTGTATCAGGTTTCATGAAGTCAGCTTCACTTGGTATACCACTATCCTTCATGAAGTTAGTAAGAGGATCTTTATTATCACCCCTAACAGTCCTAATATAATAACTGCTATGACGAGGGTGGATACCACTGCTTGAGTCCACAAGCTGTGATACTGTGCCACTGGGTTTGACGCAGGTGATTGCTGTGCTTTGTGGGATTCCAAAGATTGCTGACCATTCTTTGTTTGTTTCAACTGCGATTTCTCTGAGTGCTTCAAGGGTTTTTTCAAGTCCATGTTTCTTTCCATTAGTTAATTCATTGTCCATAATACCTGTAAGGCTAACTCCCAAGAGTCTTTCCTCTTCAGTATTCTTCTGCCATATCTTTCGCAAGTATGGGAACTTAGTGAGTGTAGCCTGTGCTGTGCCAAGTATTGTAGCAAGCATCACCTTTCTCTTCAGATCGTCAAACTTATCTTTCTCTCTTATCACAACCTCTGTAAGATTGCAGAACTGATAAGGTCTAAGTATGATCTCACTGCAGGGATTACAACCAAACTCATGATCGGCATCTCTCCTGCCAAACTTCTTTGCCTGTTCCTTTGCAGATATTCTATTAAATATACCACGTTCACCTGACTTAGACTCAACAAGAGATGTCCACTCTCGTAAGAATGTCTCTCCATCAGGCTTGTCAGTATATACAACAGAGTTATTAGAGAGTGCCATCTGTGGTGCTGTCTCCCACCACTTGCCAGACTTTGCATGTCTCATGCGTCCATCAGATAGATTGGACAAACTGATCATGGCTGATCTACGCACACCACCAGACACTACAACTTCCCCAACCTTACACATAAGATTGTGACAGTCATAACTAGATAGCTTACGACCTGCATTCTGTCGAAACAAAGCAACAGTAAAACTGAATAAATCAATTAGAGGTGCAGGACCACTAGCTCTCCCACCAAATACTTTGAGTCTAGCACCTGCAGGTCTTACATTTGACATATCCCACATAGGAACTTCGCCCATATATAAATGCCCTATAAGCTTGCGTAAGGCTCTTGCCCATCCTTCTTTGCTATCTTGTACTTTTATTACAGTGTCAACATGATCTAAGCTTTGTGGTATCTCTGGTAGCTGACTTACATATTGTCTTTCTACAGAGAAGCCAACACCTGTGCCACATAATAATATATACATGGCTTCATCAAAAGCTTTTGGATCATCGACAGGCAGATAGCTACAGTTATACCCTGCTGTATTATCTCTCTCAAGTGCAGGTCCTGCTGTCATCAAAGCTCTCATAGATGGCATAACCTCTAGGTTTTTTATAGCTTCAAAGATCTGCTGTTTAGGCAAGTGTCCTTTTACTTTCTCAGTAATATAGTCCACGTATCTCTGCACAGTTTCGTCCCATGTTTCTCTTCTGTTCTCTTCATCAATCCATCTAGCATATCTAGATATTGCAATAAATTTTTGATAATCATTCATGTTAATCCTCCAATGTTATTCGAATGTGTTTTACTTTTAGTCCATCAATATCATAGATAAACTCTTCTAATGCTTGTTGTATCTCTTCACTAGGATCACCGTCTGCAGGAACAGGGTACTCATCCTTATCTAAATCAAGAGTGAGATATACCTTAACAACCATCACTCAACTCAATACCAAAGCTAGTGCCTACTACGTCAGGCTCTTCTGCTTTCTTCTTTATCTCAATCAAACGGCTAAGATACCACTGTGCTTTCTCAAGATCTTGCACACCATTCTTATATCGGTATCTCCAAAGATACTTAATAATATTACCCTGCAAATAATATTCATATCCTTCACCTGTAGCTGACTGAATAGCTTCAATACACTCTACACCATACTTATTATAATGTGGTGGATTGTTCACCATATCTTTATCCTTACAATCTATATCCCATTTTGCCATATCATGCACTCCCATTTAGTTTCTCTTTCATTGCTCTGAAGTCTACCTTAATTACATTACCTTGTCTACTGGTAATTGCAACTGGTGGCTTTTCTTTTGGTGCTTCCATCTCTGATCTAACAATCTCATATACTTTCTTAGCATGATCTTCATCAGATCTAAGTAGGTCAATACTTACGAGTGTCATACGAGCAAAGAACATTATATCATTAAAGTCTCTGTCAGATAGAGGGTTTGCTATTGAGTCTATAACTTGTAAGTTAACATCACCTGTCCAATTATTCTGGTGATCTAATATAGGTTGCATTCTTATTAGGATATCTTGGTCATCTAATTTGAAATGTAAATCTTTAAATCCGTCTTGTGTCATTTAA